CCGCCGGCGGCAAGTCGACAATCGGCGAGGTGTTTCTGTCGTGGGCGATCGACAACGCTCCCGGCTTCACTGCCTGGTACGCGCAGGATGAGGAGGCCGCGAAGGAGTTCGCCGAGACGCGCGTGCAGCGGTTCCTTGAGTCATGCCCGCGGGTGCGCCGTTGGTTCCCTGCGAATCGCCACGCGCGGCGGACGCAGGCGGTGCACTTCCCGCACATGTCGCTCGTCATCCAGGCGGCGAATCAGGGCAACGCGCAGAGCAAGCACATCCGGCACGAGATCCTGGATGAGCCGTGGCTCTACAAGCCCGGCATGTTGCGCCAGCTCCACAAGCGCACGAATCGCTTCTCCCACAACCGGACGATCCTCGAGCTCACGACCGGCAGCATGCAGGGCGACGAGGTTCACAACAGCTTCGAGGCCGGAACTCGGCAGGAGTGGCAATTCCTATGCCCGTCGTGCAACCGTCACCACGTACCGCGCTGGTCGTTTGGCGAGCGCGGCGCAGGGCAAGGCGGAGTGAAGTGGGCGCAGGATGCACGGCGCGAGGACGGCACGTGGGACAAGCGCCGCGTCGTCGAGTCGACCGAATACGAGTGCCCGCACTGTGGCGCGCGATTTGCGGCGACATCGGCGAACGCATACACGCTAAACCGCGGCGGGTGCTACACGGAGCCGGCGGCAGATGCGATGCCGCGGCACTGGAGCTTTCGCTGGAACTCGATCGCGTCCGACTTCGCCCAGCTCGGCGAGATCGTCGTCGAGTTTCTCGAGGCGATTGAGGCGGTGAAGCTCGGGACGACCGTACTGCTTCAGGAGTTCACGCAGAAACGGCTGGCCGAGGCGTGGGCCGAGAGTGTCGCCGCGGATTCGACAACGCATGCGGTAAGTGATTACACGCTCGCCGACGCGGTGCCGCAGGGATGGCTCGTACTCATGGCCGTAGATTGTCAACAGACTCACTATTGGACTGCGGTGCGCGCGTTTGCAGCGGACGGCACGTTGCGCTCGCGGCTCATCGCGTGCGCGAGGCTTGAGAGCAAGGAGAGTGTGCGCGAGTTCCAGATACAACACAACATACCAGATGACTCTGTTTTATGGGATTCCGGCCACGCGCCTGATTCGGTGTATATTGCTTGCTGCCAGTATGGCTGGCACGCAATCAAGGGCGAGAAGGTGCCAGGTGGCTACCTCATCACTCAGCCCGACGGAACGAAGATCCGCGCGCTCGCCCGCCCGTCCGACGCACGCCCGACACCATCCGTTCTCGCGGCCGGATCCGTGCAGTCGTCGTGCGCGCTCTTTCTGGTCTCTGAGGAGTTGACGTCGGAGATCCTGGCCAACTGTCGCGATGGTCGCGTCGATGGCTGGGCGATTCCGGCAGACGCGCCCGACTTCTATCGCGCGCAACTTGCCGCCCGCGTGCGCCGCCGCGTGAAGGTCAAGGGCACCGGACGCGATGCGTGGGAATGGAAGACAATCGGCAAGCAGGGCGAGCACCTGTGGGACTGCGAGCGCTACCTTTTGGCCGCGGCGTTCATCGCCGGGGCGTTTGACTTCAAACCATCAACACAAGCAGAGGAGGAGAAGAAAGATGCAGCCTAAGACAATCACCCTCAAGGAAGCGCGCGCGCGGCTGAAGTGCGGCCGCGACTTCCTGCGTGCCGAGATCCGTCGTAAGCGGCTGCGCGTGCTGCGGGTTAATGCGCGTGTTGTGCTTGTTTTTGAGGACTCACTTACTCAGTACGAGCGTGACCGCGCCGCCTAACTCGCGCAACTCGGCGCAACTCGGCCGAAGTATTTGATGCCTCCGCGACATCACCGGCCAAGCTCTGATGCGGGGAAACCCGTATCAACTTGGCCGCTTCATCGCCAGTACGTCGCGAGTTCTGCCGGCGCCTATTTCGTGTAGGCGGGGCCACTGCCGCGCTTCGGCATTCGTTTCTCGATACGCTTTCCGACGCCGCGATAGCCGCTCAACAGCAGGGCGCGGCGATCTCTGCAACGTCGCACAATGGCGCGAGTGTGCAGTTCCAGTTCTTCACAGGCTGGCAGCCGGCCGACGCGCTGGAGTTGATCGACGTGGCGCGCGCGTGGGCCGACTGCTCAGACGTTGCGGCCGCGCTCGCGCTCCTACCTGACGCCGCGGTCACTTCATTCGGCCACGACTTCACGACCGCCAACGCCACGGGGGGCGCGCTGTGAAGCTCGCCGAGCGCATCGTTTCGCGGGCAATGGCGCCGACAATCAAGGCGCTTTTCGAGGCTGTGCGCTGGTCTCCGAACCGCGCGCAGTTGCCGGCGACCGTGCAGGATTGCGCGGTCGATCACAGCGACAGCGTGCGGCGCATCCTGATCGGGAAATCACGCTACCTCTACGATAACTCGCCGATCATCCACGGACTCGTCGAGCGGCTGGTTACCTACATCGTCGGCAATGGGCTCACCCCGTCGCCTGCCTCGGCTGATTCAGATTTCAACGAGACGGCATCCGCGAGCTGGACGGCGTGGTGCAAGTATTGCGACATTTCAAGCCGGGCGAACTTCTCCACGATTCAGCGCACAATCGTCCGCGCGGTCATCGTCGACGGCGAGATCTTCGTTAACCTCACGCAGTCGGCGAACGGCCGCCCGCGGATCAATCTGATCGAGGCGCACCGGATCAAGCGGATCGACACCGACGCCATGGGGCGCCCAACCGCCTACGTGATGCGCGGCAAGGACGATCAGGCCGACGGCGACAAGCTCGCGGCTGAGTTCGTTGTGCACTTCTTCCGCCCCGAGCGCGCCGGACAGACTCGCGGCATTCCGCTGCTGGCGTCGGCGATCAACACCGCGCAGGACGTGCACGAGATCCTGGCGTTTGAAAAGGCCGCCGTGAAAGAAGCTAGCACGCGCCGCGGCGTCGTGAATACGCAGAGCGGAGAGGCGCCCGTGCCGGTCATTGGCCGCTCGCAGCGCACGGCTGGCTCGATCTCCGGCAAGGACGATTCCTACTACCGCGAAGTCATCGGCGGCGAAACGCTGGTGTTGCGCAACGGCGAGCAGTACACCGAGCACGTCAGCCAACGCCCCTCCGCATCGTGGCAGGGTTTCGTCGACTTCCTCTCGAATACCGTATGCTTCCCGACCGGTCTCCCGCCGTCGGTTTTCCTGCAAATCAAGGTAGGTGGCGCCGACACTCGCCGCGACCTCGCAGCCGCCCAACGTGTCGTTTCGTGCTGGCAGCAGGACATCGAGAGCGGGCTGCAACTGATTTTCGAGTACGTCATCGAGATGGATGCTCGCGCTCCGCTTCCGGTCGACTGGCGCGTCGTGTCGTGGCAGTATCCACGCGCCATCACCGTCGACGCCGGCCGCCAGTCGCAAGCCGACCGCGAGGACGTTCGCACGGGCGCCATGACGCTAGCCGAGTATTGCGGCCAGTATGGCGTGAGCGAAGGCGAGCACATCGCGCAGCTAGTCCGCGAGATGCTCGCGATCAACCCGACACTCACCGAGCAACAGGCACGCGAATCCGTGCAGCGCCGCCTCTACGGCGCCGACTCCGTTCCGGCAGTCGCGCTACCTTCGTCGGACGGATCTAGCGCGCAGACCGGCGACATGCAGGCAACGGCGCTCAACGGCGCACAGGTTGCGGCACTCGTTGAGATCGCACTCAAGGTCGCGACTGGTGAGTTGCCGCGCGAGTCGGCAAAGGCCATCGCCCGCGCCGCGTTCCCGCTCGTATCCGAGGAACTGATCGACGCCATTTTCGACAGCATCATCCCGAAACCGCCGGCTGAGGAGCAGCCGCAAGAGGAAGAGAAAGCCGCCGCATGAAAACGTGGTTCGACATCAAGGCCGCCGCTGGCGGCGAGAAGCAAACGGAGGTTATGATCTTCGATGAGATCGGCCTCTGGGGTATCACCGCGAAGGACTTCGCCACCGCGCTGAAGGAGATTCCCGAGGATCACGCCATCACCGTCCGCATCAACTCGCCCGGCGGGTCGGTGTTCGATGGTTACGCGATCTTCAACGCGCTGAAGTCCCGCGCCGCGAGCATCACGACGAAGGTCGAGGGGCTCGCCGCATCGATGGCCTCCATCGTCGCCCTCGCCGGCAGCAAGGTCACAGCAGCCGCGAACTCC